CACCTGCCGAAAGCAGGATAAACTCGACATCGAACAGTTCCAAGGGGGCCCTCTTCCGGGCGGCCATCAGCAGGCTGCGGGCCTGGGTCACCACGATTTGGGCATCGAGCGTTTGAGCCGTGAGTTTGATCGCCTTTTGGCGACAGGTCTCGAGGTTTTCGATGCGGACGCCAAGAATTGGGACATGACGGTGAACCGGGATTCCATCTATGCGGACGCCTGGAGGCGAGTCATTCTTTACGATGGCTCGTACAAGGATGTCTTCGAGATGATGGCCCTCTGTGAGGCTGCGGCCAACAGTGCACATGTCGTGCTTGTGGGTGGCAGCCTTTGGGAGGTTCTGAAGCCCGGCCTCACCGCCAGCGGTATCCTCTCGACGACGGCGCAGAACTCGTTCATTCGTGCGTTGCTTTACTCCCTTGTGGGTATTAAGCATTGCATTGTGGCGGGTGACGATGCCGCCGGCGCTAGGACCCCTGGCTTCGACCACGTGGCGGCTCTCGCCGCTTACGGTCCCGTTGAGAAGGCGGTGAATCTTTACACGCCCGAGAAGGGCCTCGAGTTCACCTCGCACCAATTCGTCAAGACCGCGCACGGCTGGACGGCCACCTTTCTCAATCTTGGGAAAGCGTGTGCCCGCCTTGCGTTGGGCGAGAAGGAAGTGTGCATGGATCAGCTCGCGGGCCTTTTGTTTTGCGTCCGCAACGATGAGGGACTCACCCGAGATCTCGGCCGTCTGTCCGAAGAGATGGACTGGCCGATCGCGGGCGCGGTCCCCACGTTCCTTCCTTTTCTCGATTAGGGCGCCTGCGGCGCGAGCTCCCGAAGTCCCGGGCTAGGCAGGTTGGGCGCCCAAAGGGCACAACAAACTTTTCTAGGAACACGGTTCCTCTTTTGCGGGATAATTAGGTCCCAGGGATAATTAGGTCCCAGCTTTTGCGAGACTTTTGGTCTCACTTTGCACTCTTTTGTCCAGGATAATTAGGTCCTGAAGGCCATCCTTTGCTATGGCAAATGGAAAGGCAATTAAATTTGTTAAGCGGACTATTCGAAAGAAGAAGACCGGCAACGGACGACGTTCGTCTGCCGATCAGGTCCAGGCGCAGGGCACTGGAAAGGCTGTCGCCAGAGCGTTCGGAGGGGGATCCAAGGCGGGGTCTGTACCCCGTCTCCCCAACGGATGCTGGAACGCCTTTAACTCCGGCCATGCCCCACTTCCCCGAGCAGTCGGGCCCTACACCGTTGTCAGGACCACGAAGCTCATTAACACGACCTCAAGGTTCTCCATTATTGG